CTCAGCAACCGTTCTAATGTTACCATGGATATGCGATGAAAACAGAGAAGTTTGCTTACACAAAATCAAAACTACACCAGCTCAAATTGTTATGGGCCATCTCGAGCTGGCGGGATTTGAGATGCATAGGGGATCTATCGTCTCTCATGGAGATGATCGTTCTATCTTTGATCGGTTTGATATGGTTCTCAGTGGCCATTATCATCATCGTTCCTCTGATGGCACTATACATTATCTGGGTAGTCACGCTGAGTTTACTTGGAGCGATTATGATGATCGTAAGGGCTTTCACATCCTGGATACAGAAACCAGGGACTTGACTTTTATTGAAAATCCGTTTATAATGTTTGATAAGTTTTGGTATGATGATACATCTATCCTTACTCCATCAGAGGGTTGGGACATGAGACATTATGCAGGTAAAATAGTTAAAGTTATTGTCAAGAATAAAACTGATCCGTATATGTTTGATAGATGCATTGAAGCTTTCGAAAAAGCTGGTGTACTTGAAATGCAAGTTGTTGAAGATCATCTAAACCTTTCGGTGGAAGTTGATGAAGATATTGTAAACGAAGCTGAGTCAACAATCAATATTTTTAAGAAATATATAGATCAGGTTAACTCTGCAAATCTTGACAAGAACAAACTTGAAAAAACAATTGTCGAACTTTATAATGAGGCTCTTGCTATAGAATGATATTTTTCAAAACATTGCGATGGAAAAATCTACTCTCTACTGGAAATATATTTACTGAGATAGATTTAACTAAATCAAATAACACACTTATTGTCGGCGAGAATGGTGCTGGGAAGTCTACCATTCTCGACGCTTTGTCGTTTTCATTGTTTGGTAAACCTTTCCGTAAGATCAATAAGCCACAACTACTTAACAGTATTACGAAAAAAGATCTTGTTGTTGAAATTGAATTTAGTATTTCAAACAACGAGTATAAAATTGTTCGTGGTATCAAACCAACTATTTTCGAAGTTTATCAGAACGGTAAGCTTCTGAATCAATCAGCAGAAATGAAAGACTATCAAGAAATACTTGAGAAGCAAATCCTAAAGCTAAATCAAAAGTCTTTTTGTCAAGTTGTTGTTCTTGGCTCTGCTACCTTTCAACCATTTATGCAACTTCCTGGTGGGCAGCGCAGAGAGATTATTGAAGACTTGCTAGATCTTCAAATTTTTACAACTATGAATTTGTTGCTTAAAGAACGTATTGCAGATAATACTATCGAGCTTGCTGATATCAACACTGATCAAAAAGTTGTGATGGAAAAAATTAAAATTATTAAAGAACAGCTTCTAGAAAAGCAAAATAATAATGAAAAGCTGGTTGCAGAAAAAATTAATATTATTGATGATACTATGGTAAAAATTAAAGATCTTAACGATAAAAGTTGGGATATTTTGATGCAGATAGAAAAGCTAAAAGAAAGTATTGAAGACGAACCTAAGATAGGTAAACGTATCAATCAGTTGTCTCAGCTTAGGCATAAGATTGAAGCAAAACGAGCACTACTCGATAACGACATTAAATTCTTTAAGAAGCACGAGAACTGCCCTACATGTACTCAATCTATTAGTTTTGAGTTTCGCGAACGAACATTGTCTTCTAAAAACAATGAAATTGAAAGTATTGATGTTGCTTTAGTAGATCTTGTAAAGCAATATGATGAAACGAACGCTCGTTTGAATGAAGTAATAGAAGTTCATGCCGACGTCCAAACGTTGCAAATACAAAACGTAAAACTTCGTTCGAATATTGATTCACTAATGAAGTATCGCGATCAGTTAGAAAAAGAAATTAACAACATCAATGCTTATCATGAAGCTGATGAAGAAGACAAGATGACTGAGTTAGAAACTGAATTGAACGCAGTTGCTATTCGATATAATGATGCAATGGATCAAAAACAAATTTATACAGCAGCTGCTATGCTATTGAAAGATGGTGGGATCAAAGCAAAGATTATCAAACAATATGTCCCAGTTATCAATAAATTTATTAGCAAGTATCTTAGCGCTATGGATTTTTTTGTTCAATTTGAATTGGATGAAGAATTTAATGAGACAATCAAGTCGCGCAACAGAGACGAGTTCTCTTACGCCTCATTTTCTGAGGGAGAAAAGATGCGAATTAATCTTGCTGTGTTGTTTACATGGCGTGCTGTGGCTAAGTTGCGTAATTCTATCTCTACTAACCTGCTTATTATGGATGAAGTATTTGATTCTTCTCTAGACTCTAATGGTACAGAAGAGTTTTTTAAGATACTAAATAACTTGACTTCTGACACGAATACGTTCATAATAAGTCATAAGACAGATCAGCTCTATGATAAATTTACTAACGTAATCAAATTTGAGAAACATAAAAACTTCAGTAAGGTCGCATAATGATAGTTACTTTAGAACAAGATCCTGAGTCAGGCGAACTTATTATGCCAATACCAACAGATATATTGTCTCAGATGGGTTGGATAGAGGGAACTGAATTATTTTGGATTGATAATGAAGATGGCACGTATAGCCTAAAGGAAAAGAAAAATGGAACTAGTGAAGAGCAACGATCCGATACTGACGACTCCGTGTCAACAGTTCAACTTTCAGGAACCACCGTTCGACCCGATTGAATTTTCTAAAGAACTTATTAAGTTTATGTATGAAAAAAATGGTATTGGTTTGGCTGCGAATCAGGTAGGAGTTCCATATCGTATTTTTGCTATGCGTGGAGCTCCTCAAAATTTTGTTTGTTTCAATCCTAAAATTGTACAGCCTTCCGAAGAAGAAATTTTATTAGAAGAAGGTTGTTTAACTTTTCCAGGTTTGGTTGTTAAAGTAAAAAGGCATAGACATATTCGTGTTCGTTTTACTACTCCAAATGGAGATACTAGAACAGAAATGTTTACAGGTATGTCTGCTAGAGTATTTCAACATGAATTAGATCATCTTGAAGGAATGCTTTACTTTAATCGAGCTTCAAGGTATCATAGAGAAATTGCAATGAAGAAGTGGAAACGAGAAGATTTTTCCACGATCAACGTTAATCCTCTTGGAGAATATTATGAACATCTTCTACGTTGACGAAAATCCTATGGATGCAGCAGAAGCTTTAGTCGATAAACACGTTGTTAAAATGATTCTCGAGAGTGCTCAGTTGCTCTCGACTGCACATCGAGTTCTTGATGGTGTAGAAATAGAAGGTAAATCACAAACTGGTAGGAAAGCCAAACGTTGGGTTCTCCCAGATGCTCGCGAAGGTGTGATATATATAGCAACACATATCAATCATCCCTCAGCTGTTTGGTGTCGCACTTCTGTACAAAATTACGATTGGCTTGTCGATCATATGTTTGCATTGATGCGCGAGTATACTCATCGTTACGGCAAGACCCATAAATGCTATGGTGAAATATCGTACATGCTGCAGTCTCCTCCCAAGAATCTTAAAGACTGGGATTGGACACCTATGCCTTCTTGTATGACGCCAGAATATATTATTTCAGATGACCCCTTGACAAATTATCGAAACTATTATAGAATAGGAAAGTTAAATCTTCATAAGTGGACTAACAGGCAACCTCCGAGGTGGATAAATGAGCAGGTATGATATGGCCAAATTTGAATGGGATTGGTTTATTGGTTGGACTGCTGCAGTAATTGTTTCTGTAAGCTTAATTTTTGCAGTTTATTTTGGTGTTCAAGACACCAATCAAAAATATTATGCATCGATGGATAAGTGCACTACTGCTGGTGGTACGTTTATCCCTACAAGTCAAGGTAATGCAATTTGTTTGATGGGGATGAAGCAATGAGTTTTTATACAGACGTACAAAATTTTCATCAGGCATTCGGTCAGCGTATTGGTGAGAAACCAGAATTCCCTGATAGAGAAGAGCGTATTCTTCGTAGGAAGCTTATAACTGAAGAATTTGATGAACTTACTGATGCAGAATTCGCCAATGATCTTGTTAAAGTTGCTGACGCCCTTGCTGACCTTATCTATATTGCTTGTGGCACTGCCGTTTCTTACGGCATTCCTTTGGATGACGTTTTTGCTGAGGTCCATCGAAGCAATATGGCAAAGCTGGTCGATGGCAAGGTGATTCGTCGTGCTGATGGTAAGGTACAGAAGCCAGAAGGATGGACTGCTCCTGATATTAAGGGTGTATTAGAAAAAACTAATCTTAGACATATTATTGACTCTATTACTTTGTAAGGAATATTATGGTTGAAGTTATCGTAAGAAAAAAGATAGATTCAGATGAAACTCTTGGTACGTTCATCGGTAAAGACTATTACAATCGAGTAATAGAATCTGATTGTGATCTATACGCAGAATCTCTCGATGGTCTTTTGAACGAAGAGAATATCATCTTCAAGTATCGTAAAAATGTCTTCACTAAAGAAGAGCAAGATGCAGCATATGCTGGTCTTCGAGAAGCTGCAACTGAATCACAAAATCGTGGACTTGCTGCTGGTCCAAGAGGTGAACAGCTTGGACAAGAAAATCGTGGTAATCGCGATTGGGTTACAGCTTATCAGTTAGAAATTTTAGAATATTTTTGTCGTTCTACTAATCCTTTTGTAGAACATAACGAACGTCGAACAATTAAATCAATTAAAGAAAAACATAAAAATGAATCTAAAGAAGAAACACGAGGTCAAGTTTGGCTTCGTTCGGAGGTAACTAAGCTTTATCCTGAGTATCATGGATGGTTTGATAAGTGGTTAGCTGCTGCTGAAAAAATGCCTCGCGAACAACAAATTCATGATGCTATGTTTATAACTAAAAAGTACATTTCTGACACTAACTATGCTCAATCAGTTATGTCTGGTATCGCTGGATATTTTGATCGGTATCCTCGCATTCCGTTTGGTCGCGAAACATCATACACTGAGAAAAATAACGAGAAATTTGCTCTTTCATATCCTTATCTACATAAGCTTAACTCTCAGTTTCGTGAACTGATTCCTAACAGATGGAAGGCGCAAAATGCAGAAGCAAACAAGCTTGACCCAAGATTCCGCATTGATGGCACTGTCTTTACTACTCTTACTGTTAACCATAATTGGCGTACTGCCTGCCATCGAGATGCTGGTGATCTTACTACTGGCTTCAGTAATATTTGTGGGGTTACTGGTCCAGAGGGT